CAGCGTTGTTTTCTAATGGTGGTAATATATCTGAAGCCTTGAAAACAGCAAAGTACAGCCATCACAGCCGAAAGGATGTGTTAGCATCTCTAAAAGAAGAGATTGCAGAGCGTACAAAGGTCATGCTTAGTGGTGCAGCTGTAAAAGCAGCGGATAACATCATTAAAACAATGGATGTTGAGGTAGATGCCGAAATACCGACCAATCGTTTAGAGCTGCGGTATAGAGCAGCAGGAGATGTGTTAGATAGAATAGGTATAACCAAGCGACAACAGATAGATGTTAGCGGTGAAATCAAACATGGTATCGTTTTACTGCCTAGTAAGAAGCCAATGGTAGATGTAACTCCTTAATGGCTAGACCGAAGTTACAAGACGGAGAAAAAGGCAACTACAACGTAAGTAGTGTAGTTAGAAAAAAACGTCTAGCAGAAAAATCACTCCGAGATGCGGAGAGAGCAGCAAAAACACAAAAAGAGAAGGCTCAGAAAGCATCAGAAAAAGCTAGACAACGTGTTTCTACACGAAAGAAGGCAGTAGAATTACTAAATGAAGGCGGAGTAGCAAGCAACGATTTTATGACTACTCTCCCGGCTTCTGTACAGGAAGCAATCGTTGAAGATCAGCATGAATTAATCTTTTCTCCCAACGAAGGACCGCAAACAGATTTTTTGGCTGCCCCTGAGAAAGAAGTGCTATATGGGGGTGCAGCTGGTGGTGGCAAAAGCTATGCACTTCTGGTAGATCCCTTACGATATGCAGATAATCCCAATCATCGAGCCTTACTATTACGGCGAACTCTTGGTGAATTAGCGGAACTAATAGATCAATCTAAGAAGGTATATCCAAAGGCATTTCCAAAAGCCGTTTTTAAAGAGAGCAAGAATCTCTGGATCTTTCCAAGCGGAGCTACCATTTTATTATCCTATGTAGACAAAGACCAAGATGCTACAAGGTTTCAAGGTCAAGCGTTTACATGGATAGGAATAGATGAGTTAGGACATTATCCTACACCTTATGTATGGGATTACTTACGATCTAGATTAAGAACTACCGATCCTAAGATTGAAACATACATGAGAGCATCAGCAAACCCCGGTGGTGTTGGTGGTTGGTGGATTAAGAAAATGTTTATTGATCCAATCAAACCAAACACACCCTTTGCTGCAAAAGACATGGAAAGCGGAAATGCGTTGGTATTTCCACCGAATCACCCAAAAGCAGGTAAACCTCTTTTTCATAGAAAGTTTATTCCTGCTAGACTAACAGATAATCCATACCTCATGGCTTCTGGTGAATATGAAGCGATGTTGTTGTCTTTACCAGAAGTAGAAAGACGTAGATTACTAGAAGGAGATTGGGATGTTGCAGAAGGGGCTGCGTTTGCTGAGTTTAATAGGGCGACACATATTTGTAAACCCTTTGAACTTCCTAGAGGCTGGCCTCGTTTTCGTGCTGCTGATTATGGGTATAGCTCTCCTTCTTGTGTATTGTGGGGTGCTGTTGATTATGATGGTAATATTTGGATATATAGAGAACTCTACGCAAAAAGACTTACAGCAGATGCACTAGCAGATGCTATATTTGAATTAGAAGCTAACGATCCTCCAATGTATGCTTCGGTATTAGATAAATCTTGTTGGAATAGAATAGCAGGTGCTCCATCGGTAGCACAGACAATGATAGAAAAAGGTATACGATGGTTGCCTTCTAACTCAGATAGACTAAGTGGAAAACTTGAATTACACAAACGATTACAACTTAATGAAGATAGTGGTGAGTCTAAACTCAAGATATTTGAAAACTGTACGAATATCATACGAACTTTACCAGCAATACCGCTATCGAGAACTAATAGTGAAGACGTTGATACGAGATCTGAAGACCATGCTTATGACGCATTGAGATATATGTGTATGTTAAGACAACTCAATAACACCAACTTTAATACATGGTCTAATAGGATAAAAGATAGTGCTCCCGAACCAAGAGATATGGTGTTCGGGTATTAACAACAAAGGAGGTGATCTTTTGGGTGCGGTACTAACAACTAATTTTAATTTACAACACAAGGAAATAAAACAATGCCACAAACTATGATAGACTTAACAAGTGCTTCTGAACAAGGAAGAATGAGCGAAGTTCCTGACGGAAAAGATGCAAAGGCTCCTGTAGAATCATGGGTTTCTGCTCCTGCTGAAAAATTTGCCTCAACAATGGATGCACCAAAACAACAAACCAAAACAACTATATCTCCAAACTTTTTTTCTATGGCTGACGAAAAGGACTACTAGTCTCTATGACATTTCTTGATATAGAATCCAAAGGTAAGAAAGATAGCGATACAACTATAGATGTACGCCTAGAAGATGAAAGTCTAGGTAGTGGTCTTGTAGGACATATTCGTGAAAGATTTCAAGTTGCGGAAGACGGCAGATATTCTGACGAACAACGCTGGTTGAAAGCATACAAAAATTATCGAGGATTAACCGATCATGCTAATGCTGATAAACTAAGAGAGTCTGAAAAATCTAAAGTATTTGTGAAGATAACCAAAGTTAAAGTATTAGCAGCAGTCGGACAAATTAGTGATATACTATTTGCCAATAAAAAATTTCCATTGGTAGTAGAGTCAACTCCTTCTCCTGAAGGTATGCCTGAATTTGCTCATTTAAAATTACCAGAAGAACAACAACAAGAAAGTCCTTTTGGTTTTCCCGGTGATGGTATGGAATTACTACCGGGAGCAATGGAAGCAACTAGTATGCAAGAAAACCCTATTGTTAGAGGGTTAGGCGAAGAGTATGAAAGTGAAAATCTTGTAGCTGGTCCAGCAAAGATGGGTCAACCACAAATAAAACCTGCTGCGTTAGCGGCTGCTAACATGGAAAAGATAATACACGATCAGTTACTTGATACTGATGCAGTAAAAAAACTACGCAAGGCTTTATTTGAGTGTTGTCTGTTAGGAACAGGAATAATTAAAGGACCATTTACTACAGATAAAACTATACCTAGATGGAGAAAAAATGAAATGGGTGAAAAAGAATACTCACCTATTCATAAAGATAAACCAAGTGTAGATCATGTATCATGTTGGAACTTATATCCAGATCCTAATGCTACTAGCATGGATGAAGCAGAGTATGTTATACAAAGACACAAGTTAAATAGAGATCAACTACGAAAACTTCAAGATGAACCCTATTTTAATCGCAGAACAATTGATGAATTGTTAGAAAATGGACCTAACTATGAAGAAAAGTATTTTGAAGCACAGTTACAATCGGATCAAAACGATCCTATTTACTCCGATTCTCGCTTTGAAGTTTTGGAGTATTGGGGTACTATGGATTCTAAAATGGCACAGCAAGCTGGTTTGGAAATTTTTGAAGATATGTCGAACATGGATTCGTATTCGGTAAATGCGTGGATCTCAGGAAATAAAATATTACGTTTGGTAGTTAATCCGTTTACACCAGAACGTATGCCGTATCATGCGTTTCCCTATGAAGTCAACCCATATCAATTATTTGGTGTAGGTGTTGCAGAGAACATGGAAGATGCACAATTACTAATGAATGGTCACATTCGCATGGCGATAGACAATCTTGCTCTCGCTGGCAATGTGGTTTTTGACGTTGATGAAGCAATGTTGGTTCCCGGTCAAAACTATGACATCTATCCGGGTAAAGTATTTAGAAGACAATCTGGTGTTACAGGAACAGCGATTAACTCAATTAATTTTCCTAATACTGCACCAGCTAATGCACAAATGTATGATAAAGCTAGACAACTAGCTGATGAAGAAACAGGTATTCCAAGTATCATGCACGGACAAACCGGAGTAACCGGAACAGGTCGTACTGCTGCTGGATTATCTATGTTGATGAGTTCGTCAACCCTATCAATAAAATCTGTAATTAAAAATATTGACGATTATTTATTGAAGCCGTTAGGTGAAACATATTTCCAATGGAATATGCAGTTTAATGATGACAATCCAGAGATTGTTGGTGATCTTGAAATCAAACCAAGAGGAACTTCTGCTGTTATGCAAAAAGAAGTTCGTACTCAAAGATTGGTTACACTATTACAAACAGTTTCTAATCCAATGCTTGCACCATTTGTTAAGATACCTAATCTTATCCGTGAGCTTGCTATATCACAAGACATAGATCCTAATGAGTTAGTAAATGACGTAAATGAAGCAGCAATTTTTGCAGATGTATTGAGAGGTTTAAATGAGCAACAACAACCACAAGGGGGCGTTCCACAAACTGGGGCTACTAATGGAGCAGGAGCAAGCATGGATGGCTCTGGAGGAGTACCTGTTGGAGCAAACCCAGCAGATGACTCAGGCGTTGGTGGCGGAAACATCGGTACCGGAAATACACCGCTTGCAGGGGAAGCTGGCTTTACTGGGAACATTGCTGAAGCTGCGGAGTAATTATAGAGAGATGAATAGGAACTAGTTATGGCTGTTAAGTATAGAGAAGATGAAAGTATAAACTTTAATCCTAACCTTCCTGCTGGATTAATTCAAGTAGGTTCGGCTGGTGCTGGAGGAGAAGCTCTTTCTCAAGGATTAGAAACTTTCAAACCTCAGACAACAGAAACAGCAACTATACTTCCACAAACAACTTTTCAACCTATAGCTGGAGTTGGTCAAGCAACTTCTAATATTTTTGAAAATATACAAAAAAGATTTGGACCGACTGGTGCATCACCACGAGGAGATTTTGAAACAGATATTTTTCGTAATGTTATAGATCCAGACGATGAAGATGAAGATGCAGAAGATGAGCAAGATTTAATAGATGAGTTTGGTTTGGTAACACCAGATGATATTGATCCTACAATTACATCACCAGCAGGACCAGACTTAAAACCGGGTCAATTTGGATATAATACTTTAAAAAAATTAGATGATGGACTAACAAATTTGTTTGATGTTTTAGGTGGTCAAGCAAGAACTACATCAACTGGTGGTGGTGGAAGAGGTGCAGAAAATGTATTTGAAAAAAATAAAAGTATTATTACAGATGCAGTAAATAATGTTATTAATGAATCAATAAAATCTGGGAAAAGTATTTTAGAAGAGCCATCTTTTAACCCCTTTGATGCACCTGCTCCAACTCCGGGTATTTCTACTAGTGTAAGTCCGGGTGTTACAGAAACACAAGGAGAGGGTTTTGGTGCAGCTTCTATGTTTACTGGAAAAGGGGGAGCACCAACTGTAGGTTCTTTTGAAAGAGATTTTGGTCTTAGTGGAATGGATGCACCAGCACCAGCACCTGAAGCACCTCCAGCTTTCAATCCTTTAGATTTTAAAAGGGATGGTGGTAAAATTTCTTTTATAAATATGAAAAAATAACATGACAGATATGCAAAACATAGAAATACAACGATCTCTCCGTAATATCCTATCGGGAAATCGTGTTGGTTTTGATCCATCTGATGCAGACAAAGAAGCATTAAAATTACTTGACGATAATACTGGTTCATTTGCCGTAGAATATGCAAAGAATACACCAGACGTAGATCCAAGAGTAAAACAAGCAATGGAAAGTATTCCTACTGCTTTTTCTCAAGAAAAGTTTCGTGAAGCTGTTCAATCAGTAGAAGAACCTACACCAGAAGCAGCAGAACAAAAAAGAGAAGGATTGTTAGAAGCAAGTACATTTCTTCCCGGTGTTGGTGGGGCGATAGATGTAGCAAAAACAGTATTAGATAAAGAAAGTACACTTACAGATATTGGATTGGCTTCTTTAAGTTTTTTACCCGGAGGTAAATTAGCAGGAGAGGCACTTAAAAAAGCAGACAAATTTGTTCCAATTTTTCCAAAACCTGAAAGAATAGCAGGTGTTAAAGGTGGTCAATATATTGATACTACAACTAATACTGATATAACTAATAAAAATATTGCAAAAGCATCAATAAGTGTTTCACCAGAAGGTAAGCCTTCTTTTTTAGGAGATATTAAAGAAGTTGAAAAAGTAGGTAGTGTAGGAAAAGGTAAAACTCAAATAAAAACAAATTTATTTAAGAAAAAAGCGGGTTGGAAATGGACAAAACCAGTTAAAGGATATGAAGAAGCCCCCACTCTTATTTCTGTTCAGCAAAAAGGCAAACACTATTATACTTTAAATACAAATTTTCCTAGTGGTGTTAATTTAAAAAGATATGAAAATTTACCATCTGAACCAAGACTAAGACCTACCTTAACAGGTGAGTTAGATTTTGGTGAAGCAATAGGTGAAATTTCTGTCAGAGGAAAAATACATCCTGTATATGATACTATACAAGCAAAAGAAAAAGGCGGAATGGTAAATATGCAAAATGGCGGTATGTTAGGTGGAGATCTTCCACCCGAAGCAATAGCTAATGGTAATGTTATACAGGGTGCTCCAGTAGGTGAAGTAGCTGTTCCCGGTGG